TTAGCGCTCGAGGTAATGTTTTAAGACGCGCTCGCCATTGTCAATCTGCTTGAAAAGCGATGAGACGGTGGCATTACCGACGATGCAGCCTTCTATCGCTTCCATGTTCGTATTGTCGGAGAGATACTGTTCCAACTTCTGTTGATAATACCCCGGAACCAGCTCACGCAAAGCGATCATTGCATACAACTGCGCGGGCTTGGAGCCCTCCAACTGTAGTTTGATAAGCTGCTCTTGAGCATCCACTTGGCTTAGCAAACAACGATAGGCTTCGACATGATCAGGAACGGTCCCAGCGAAACCAGTATGGGAGTCGGTAAAACACTCCGTGTTTTTTAGAATCTCGTAGTCTTCTTCCGAACACTGCCATTCCGCCAGGGATTGACCGGAAAACAAACAAAACAATATTGGTGCAATAATTCTTGAACGATGCGTCTTCATGGGTGGAAGTGTCTGAAATCCTTTAAAAAAAACAGCGCCTGAGCCAGGGTTCGGCTATTTAACCACAGAGCCTGTCCGCGGGGAACAACGGACCTTCAGAGTCCGAGCATTTTCCCGCATTCAGAGACTTAGCCAATCCGGGTGCGACAAACTGTCCTACTAAATCAACATATAGTTGTTATATTTCAATAAATTACAACCATAACTGATTATGTGACGCACTTTTGACGCCCCCATGGATCGCTGAATAAGGTCATATCTATGATGGGTTTATTTGTAGGCGGGATCATCCTGGCCTTACTGACGGCCACTTTATGGGGAATATTTCGCTCTGACGGAGAATGCGAGGCATGCGGAGCGAAGGCGGAGACTAAAATATCATCGCGGGAACTATGCAACCACTGCGCTGAAAATTGGGTTGATGTCGGCGGGCCTTAGTGGCGGGATTTAGTTGATCAAGCCTCTCTTAGGCCTACTATCATCCAACTATCACCGGCTTCCAATGCCTCGCAATAGTATTCATTCACGACGAGTGCGCCGAATCCGTTTTTAGCGCGCACTCTTATCGTTGCAGTGAGCCTCCATTTGCCGGCAACTGTCGCCCAGTCAACGGGAGTACTATCTGGACTGTCAAGCCATTCGGCGGAATCAGGATCATTCAGGTTAGCCCTGAGAGCCCCGCGACAAGCATAAGTCACCTGCGCCTTTGTGCTCAGATCTGACGCGATAGGCCGCTTTGGGTCAGGTTTAAAAAATGCCTTAAAGACGGCAACCGCCGCCAAAACCAGCGCGATTAATGCGAATACAAACAATACCTGCTTAAACGCGCTGTTTGCTTCCTGCAGGTCTGCCTGGCGCTGCGCCCTGCGCTCTTCTATCCGTTGCCGTCCTTTATTCATCCCAACCTCACGCCGAATCCAATAGCACCAGCCCGTCTTGAACGCTATAAATATCCCCTTTCATATTGTAGGGGATGATCGGCAGCTTTTCCCAGCTCTCGTTTATCACGTTGTCGAACTGGTCCCGCGTCACATTGCGGCGCCAGACATGCAGATAAAGATCAGCAACGGTTAACCCGTATCCTTCAAGGTAAGCCACATAATTCTCGGTGGCCGCAATTGACGAGATATCGCCCATATCAGGCTCTAGCGGATCGATGAGCCGCGCAATCTCTGTATCAGTGGCCAGGTCGTAAACAAACAGATAGTTTTGGGTGCCCGCGCCTTCTCTGCCATAAGCATACATACGGTCGCCAGCGACGGCCAATGACCAAGCCAGCGCGGCGTCAGTCATAAGCGTTGCAACCGCTGGCGACGTCGCAAACCCCAAATTGTGGCCAGTAAGCTTAGGCGGATGCGATGCATCCAGATCACTGGTCAAGATGTAGAACTTAGTGGCCGATGCCGCCAATGCCGCTATCCCCTCCCCGCTATCGACCAGTTGCGGATCTATTGTTTGGACAAGCGCTCCACCAAACGTATACTGCCGCACCCGCAGATCAAGAATTGTTCCATGAGGGATGAACAGATACTCGTCACTAACGGCGATGCGGTTGCCGAAATTGCTGTCATAGCCAACCAGTTGACCATTGTTTTCCTTGATGCGCGTGCCGCTGGTGGCGTGTCGCTCCACATAATAGAAGTTGCCATCCCTATACTTCATTGTCTCAAGCAGCGTTGCGCCATCGCCAAAGTCATAGAGGTCATCGATAAGGTGCGCCGACATATCAAAGCGGCGAATACGCCCAGGACGTACGAAGACTGTCGATCCCCGGCCGTCAAGCAGGTGTGCGGTAAAGGTCAACTCCGGATCTGCCTGGCCTTCGCTCGGCGCTCCGAGCGCGCCACTGACTTTAGACGGCAATGCGCCCTTATCATCAGCAGCCCCCAGCCTCCCGCGCCGCCGGGGATGTCGTATCAGGGCGTTAATGTCTCGCTGTAGCCGGTTTGGCATTATACAGACAGCTCCTGCAGGTTATTCGTCGCCAGGCTCAGTTCGGTTGACACCCCCAGCGTCGCGGTGGCGTCTTGCACGCGGACATGGACCGGCAATGCATTGGCCACGCCGCTAAGCAATTGCGTCCCAAGGTTCAACGAGGCGCCAGCAGTGGCCGAGTCTAATCCGCCCGAGGACAAAGCCAGCTTAACCTCTGTCGCTTCGTGCCCATCGCCTGGGTTGGCGTCAGCGATGCTCAACACTATCTGATCAACGCCAGGACTGCTCGCGGCCTCGAACTTCTTGCTGACCTCTACGCTTCCAATGTAGATCACTGTATCGACCGGCCCCGTAGAGCCGTCGACCTTTTGATTAACTGACAACTTAAGCAACTCAGTTGTCAGACCGGAATCAGCATAGGCTTTTAAAGTTATCGCCATGTTTACACCGTAATGGTTAACAAATCTTGAGGGATATAGACAGTCGCAGAGAGTTCGAAGCTGTACTCCAAGGGGTCTCGCGTCGCAGCTGGGATTTCCGGCGTTGCGATTGCAAACTTTGCGTTGTACAGATTGCTTCCGACGTAAGGGGCCGTCATGTTGCCCACATAGCCGGTCCAAGCATCATTTTCGACGAGCGAGTACTGCTGACCTCCAATGTGATTGCCGAGGATAGTTAGGCCGATAGGTGCGGCCGCCCCGCCAATCGAAAACTCGTTAAGCACGTATAGAGCATCGGCGTTTTGAGCCTTTACCCGATAACAAGCCAGCTCTATCTCGGTAAGCGCGGCGCCCGTGTCTAGGTTAAGATCGTGACGCACGCGGCGGACTTTACCTTTGGCCTCCACCTGAATGGACAGCAAATGCATATAGTCGCTACGTTCCGCAACGGGATTGATAGGCATGCTAAATGTCACTGAGTTCTGCCGATGGCTGCCCAAAATGTCCTTCACTGCTTTCCGATAGGCGCAGTTGACGGCTGACTGAAGCGCATCGTAATCACTCAAAACCCATGCCTTATCAAGCCCGACGTAACTGGTTGCGCCTGGCGGGTCCACCAAAAAGGAGTCAAACTCTGTGACGGGATTGTCGAAATCGAGCACAATATTTTCGGACTGTGTAATCGCCCCGATCGCGGCAATCTCCGCCGGCGCTGAGACTGTGAGCGCATAACGCTCCGTCAAGGTCTGGTCCCATCTGGTCGCAATAACGAAGTTAGCCCCGAGCGCCAGATACTGCCGGAGCTGTTCATCAATAATCCAGTTTGTCCCCTTACCGCCTCCCAGGCTGATATAGCCGGATTCCGGCTGCAGCGTGTAAGAGACCGAGCCTTTAAGCGACCATCCTGTGCCACTGACAGCGCCCTCAATCATGTCGCGGTTTGGGAGCGTGTGGTTTTTGGTCGTCAGAAACTCCAGAAATGTAAAAGGCGCGTTCCATTGGTACGCATGAGAGCGTTCGCGCAGGACTGGATATCTGTAATCGATAAATATTTTAACTTCGTTCAGCAGGTCGCGACGGCTTGCAAGCACCACATCAACAGAGTCGGTAATATACTGGCTATCGATTAACTCATGCTCTGCAGGCGGAGCCCACGATGACAATACAGGAACGCCATTCACATCCAGATCGTAGCTAGCCGGGATAGTGGACAGGACATCCTCGAAGTACTGCGTAATCGTGGTGTATCCGTCAAAAACGTGGTCACTATACGCGCCGCCCAGCGCATCAACCATCGACACAGACAGCCGCTCAATGTGTTCCTGGCGGTTGTCCGTGCAAGTCAGGCTAAATATGCCGTCGCCCATGCTGTACTCAGACACATCGACCAGACCCCGAAACAGTCTAAATTCGCTCCCGCCCTCCAAGTAGAAAACCTCTACAGCGGCGCCCAGGTACTGATCGGGATCGATGACACCGGACTCTGGAACAAAGGTGAACTGCGCAACCCGCGCGGAGTCTTCCTCCGCCTCGATTGAGATTGTTCCGATAATCCGCTCGGACACATCTACGCCCGCCATCCGCAGTGAGAATGACCAGGCTGTCGAATTCAGGTCGCCATACACGTTGACAGCCAACGGGAGTGTCATGCTGTCCACGTCGTAAACATCGATGCGAACAGGCAGAGACAAAGCGCCCGTGTCCAACGTCACATCGATTTCAACAGGCAGGCTGTAGCTACCTGTCGCCGGACCAACAGTTATTTCTAGCGGCAGGTCGTAACTTCCCAGCTCAATGACGGGAGGATCGCCTACAATTTGCTCGCCGACCAATTGACCGACTTCTACACTGGTTAACGCCCGACTCCAAACGCCAACGTCATCAACAATCCCGTTCCAGTAATAATTAGCCGATGAGCTATGGGTTTCGTCATCTGACACCCCCAGCGCGCCGCCAAACACCGCCAAATAGGGATCAAGGACTTTATCCGAGGCGACATTTCCAATAAATGTCCCATCAACGTAAAGGTGCAGTCCTGCCGCGTCCTTAACCAGCGTGAAGTCATGCCATTCGTTTAGTGATATGGCACTTGTCCCGACAACTTCCTCTAGCTGTGTGGCCCCAAACGGATAGTTAAGATCACTAACGCCAATGCCGATATAGCGCATTAATAGCGCATACTGCCATTCCCCGCCGTCATTCAATCCTTTGAGATAGGCGCGGACGCGAAGGGTCCAATTGGTGAAGGATGTCGACGAGGTTGTTACAGGCCTGAATATGTAGCCTATCGCACCCTCGCGCGTATTGTCGTGATAGGTTACATCGCGCCCTCGAAACAATGGCGTTTCGACAAGGGATTCATTGAGCTGACCTTCGGTGTAAATATCATTTGGGTTAAAAAGCTCGGCGTTTAGGCCTGAACCCACATGGTCGGTTAAATCCCCATACTCATCCACTTTCCAATAGTGGATCATTCCGTCGGTTAAGGCCTCCGACGCGGTATCATAAAACCCCATTTACACCTGTTCCCCCACCATTTCCCATGACGTCGTAATGCCTGCCATGTCGGTGTTTTCCGCCGGCGGATCGGCGAAAATCAAACTCATAATCGGAAACCAGAACACTTGATAGAAGGACGCACCGGCAACCGGCGTGATAGTGCAATCGCCATTTACCGCGACTGCAAGCTCCGCATCCTGCCGGTTCCCGTCGATCATGATCGCATGCGCATAAGCCGTATAATCAGCCTCCCCCCTGCGATCTGTATCAGCCCCAATATTGATATCGCCGACGCCGCCCACTTTCGACAACGGAGCGATGCTTGCCAGCAACACGGCGCCAGAAAAGTCCACGGATTGAAGGCCGGGCGGATACCATCCCGACCCACTGACAGTTACGCGGTATTTGCCCGACCAGAGCGTCTGCTTGATCGCTGTTGCAGCCGGCCCGATCCGGTGCATCGCTGAACGCTCAAGGCGCTGATAGCTCACGCTCAGGTCTAACCGTGCATCAATCGGGATCTCAACTCCGTCGATAATCAAACTCATGTCTGCTTACGCCCTGTTTTTAGCGCTTGGATTTGCACCGCGCGGCGCAGATCTTTGGTTGTGTTGTTGTCCGCGGTCATTTTGTAGCTGCGTCCATCAAGGTTAAGCGTTACCGGGTTTCCTGATTGCGTCGGCGCTTTTGTCTGCACCAGTCCGCCAGTCGCAAAAGCCGGCAGGCGTCGCCTGCGTAATTCGTCGAAGAAGTCGCGCCCAAAGTACCGGACCACATTCGCAGGCATGACATACTCACCATTAGACAGGCGCGCCAATATGCTGTCGCTCGTGGCTGTACCCGGCCCTCTGATAAAGCCGCCTTGCGCAAAGCCAGGCGCGTTAACGTCGCCACCATCGAGATCAATCCCGCCAGGCTGCTGGAGCACCACGGGCACGACAATCGGGTTTTCGCGGACAATCCGCTTTATGTCTTCGATCAACGCGCGCGCGCCTTCCAGGCTGCCGACCTCATCGAAGTCGAAGGTAATGGAGCTGATGAGGTTGATCTGCGACTGGATTTGTTGGACGGCCTTTTTAGCTTGGTCGATCGCCTTGGCGTTGGACGTTAACAAGCTGTTGGCGGCGCTGGTTTGTACTTCCTGCGCCTTTTTGAGTGCGCCTTCTAAGGCGATCCCACTGGTTTCTCCCGCTTCAGCGATCTGCTCGACGATGTCTTTCGCCTTCAGGGACTCCTCGATCGCTTTTTCAAAATTGCCCTTATCAAGCTCCTTTTGCGCCTTGCGGATCTGGTTAAACAAATCGATGAAATTCAGGTCGCCGCTGTCTTTTCCAGCGTTGCGGATCTTGTCGAACGCCGCCCTAAATTCATCGCCGGCTTTCTGCACCTTGCTGGCCGACCGGTCAAGCGACTTTTCCGACTCGGCAAGTATCTTCTTCTGCTGGACCAGGTAGCTATTTAAAGCCGCCAGTTCATTTTTCAGCAGACGGTCTATCTGCTGGTTGTAGTAGGCCCTGGCGCGAACTGCCGCTGACAGCCCTTTCGTCTGACTGTCCGCCGCTTCCTGTGTGGCCTCGGCGATGTCCTTCGACGCCTGCTCTATCTTCTTGTTGATCTCGTCCATACTGGTATCAACCGAGTCGATAAAGTTGGAGATAATGACCTCTAACGCCACCAACAGAGCGCCGACGATAGTGGCTATTTTCAACCCGCGCAGCGCCAAGTTCAGCGCGCCAACGCCCCGCGCAGCGACAATCGACGCAGCACCAACCGTATAAAGTGTATTTGCGAAGCTCACCAGCTTGATCCCGACAAGCACCTTAGCCATAACCACAGCAGCCTCGACAATCGTGTCGAAGTTCTCCGCGAGAAACAGGGCGCCATCAGCCAGCTTATTGAGTTGCGGCGCCAGGCGAATGACCGCTGCCGTAAGTTTGAGCTGGAGAGTTTTACTGACGATGGTCAGTTGATCGTTCAGGTTTTCCGCGTTGCGTAGGATTTCTTCTGGGATAATGATTCCAAGGTCATCTGCTTTTTGTTTCAGCTCCTGGAGTTTACCGCCGATTTGCACCAGCGCGACCCCCTCGGAATCGAAAAGCTTCATCGCCAGCGCGTTGCGGATGGTGACATCTTCAACGTCCGCTAACTTAGTGATTGCCTCATCAAAGACTTCATTGACCGGGCGAAGACTACCGTCAAGGTTAGTGACATTGATTTGCAGTGCTTTAAGTGCGTCTTTAGCCTCGCCCGTTCCTTGCGCCGCTTCTCCGATACGTCGGCCAAAGCGTTGAAATGCCTGGTCAAAAGTAGCAGTAGCCACACCGGAAAGCTCAGCCGCAAAGCGATAACGCTGCAATTCATCGGTTGTGATTCCAAGCCTCAGAGACGTTTTTGCAATGTTGTCAGCAGCAGATACCGCGCTTTTAGCCAAAGCCGTCAACCCACCGCCACCAAGGGCGATACCACCCAAGGTAGTGATGAGTCCGGCGGTTTTGTTGGCCGCAATCTGCGACGAAAGAGCAACGCCCTCCATGTCGCGACGAATAACTGTCAGGCCTTTTGCGCTTACATTTCGCACGGACGTCGACAGCCTGTCAGCGCTGCCACTCGCAAGCTTTGCCGCGGCGTTAATTGCAACGATGTCGCTTCGCACCCGCGCCAAATTGTCTGCGGAATCGCTAACGCCGCGCAGCGCCACCACCAGGCTTTTCGTTCCGCCGGCAGCCCGCTTGGCGGCCCCAGGGATTGAGTCAAACTCACCAGTTATCCGGACAAACCCCTTACCGGCGGCATCAGCCATCTTGTTGACTGACTGACTCAGGGCTTTCGTTGCTGCGTCTAGTTCACGTTTGAAATCAGCGTTATCGCCAACGAGCCGGAGCTTGACGTCACTCATTGTTTTGAATGCTCCTTTACAGCGGCCACATAAATTGACCATGGATAAGTAAGGACATTGGCATGCCCTAGCGCCGCCAAACGGACAATGTTGTTTTCAAGATCCTGAATTAAGCGCTGGGGTGTTGCGTGCGGACGTCCGCGCCGATCACGGCCGCCCGGAACTGAAAAAAATGCGGGTTGGCCTCTTTACACTTATCAATCACCTTGACCAGCTCACGCGGGGTGAACTGGTTAAGCTCGGCGACGTCCAAAGAGGTCATGAACGCAATTTCGGACGTGATCATCTGCTGTTCTTGAAACAGAAGGCCGTCGACGAGATCCGTTTGGTTCGAGCTTGCAATCATCTTCAGCCACTCTCGGATATCACCGACAGTCAACTCCCTGACAGCTATCTCCCTTTCGCGCACGGTCACTGAGTAGGTCATAAGCCCTCGATAGTGTTACGCCGCTACTTTCTGTGTCCGGCGGAAGTATTGGGATGTAGTGGTTTTGCTGGAGTCGATCAACACCGAGCCGGAGATATCAAACGACGCGAAGTCATCAGAGATTACGCCAACCTCTTGGGCCGGGGACGGCTTGAACTTCCAGACATCGATGATAAACGGGAGGCCGCTTTGCGCATCGTTCACGCCGTCAATGATCATTTCGAAGGTTTTGCCGGAGTTTTTCAGGGAATCAACATAAGTGGCGGCCGCTTTGGTGTAATCAATCTCCAACGCCGTCGCATCAGCAATGCCTCCACCTTCGATAACCTCAATACCGGCGGCAGTGACCGTATAGTCAGTGCCTTCGACTAAAACCGTAGGGCCTGCAGTATCAGTAACCGTCACGGTTTGAGTCGCGTCGATCATAAACGCGGTTCGCAGTAACCCTGAGTCTTTTCCGGTCACTGCCTCGGCGGCAACAGCAGCGCTTGCCTCTGTAGAGGTATCGCCGTAAAGCACCATCGCCAGGTTGGCGCTGTTAAAGTCATGCAACGTCAGAGCAAGGCTTACCGCAGTAATTCGTTCCAACTTGTTAGCCTCGCCACCACCGCCACGATAATTACGCAGCGACTGCGACTCAGACTCAATACCGAAGTTAGCCGCGGATATGTTGCCCAGCTCGTAAAAGGGTCCTGTCGTGCCTGCTTCACGAACCCAAAACTTTCCAGATCCAATATAGGACTCGTCTTTATAACCCATCGTTTATACTCCGCTTATAGACTATTGTGCCGCTGCACATGAGGAATTCTGAATGTCACCATGGCAATTACCACGGCGCCGCTGTCTGATGATTCAATGCCGGACGACTCCGCGAAAACTCGGTCTATCCTGGCAAGTCCTGCTAAGTAATTTTTGTCTTTGAGTACTGCGCGGCGAATATCCTGCTCTAACTTCATGGCTTCGCGCTGCGCGTTCTGGCTGGTCAGTCGTTTGTGCGCTTCGACCAGAACAGAAAGCTCGTCGAGCTGCGTGTGTGGCGATTGATCCGCGATAGTCTGCCCGGCATAGGCAACCACCGCCGTCACACCGTCGTCGAGGTCGTCATTGCTGACGTTGTAAGGCGCTTCTTCGACGTGAGAGATAGTGTTTTCATACTCACCGCCGGCGACAACAGCGCTAAGCTTAGTTACGATCGCGTCTATGATTGCCTCTGCCGTCATCGCCTGCCCCTGCTTTGCCTCAAATACCGGTTGATCTCTTTTTGCATCTGATCACTGATATAGGGATCGACCTGCTCGCCGACATTGCCTTTCACGTTCTGGTATACCTGGGAAATTGACGGCGCATAGCGGACATTAATTTTCCGGTTACCCGTCTTATAGCGCGGCCAGCGCCCGCCCTGTTTTGGCTGCGCTACTGCGATCGCCTCCACCCGGCGATTACCGGCTTTAAGCGTTGTAACAAAGCCACCGCGAATAAGCTTCGCCGCGCCCTTTTTCACGCGCACTTTCACCCCACGCTTTAAAACCCGATGCGGGTAACGCGTCATAAGCGTTCCCCTGCGCGGCGTCTTGATTTCCGCCGCCAAGCGATCCGGGTTTGCCTTAATAAGCGTCATACGCTCTTTGACGTAGTTAAGCTTCAGGTTAACTTGGCCCCGGATCTCGCGGTTAGACAACGTTGCGGCTTTTGACAGCCCCTTGTTCAGAGCCCGCACAGTCATCAGGTCGGCTTCTTTCTTGAGCCCCTCTAACTGCCTGATGGCCGTATCAGCGCCCTTGATATCGAGCTTAAACTTCATTGCTCTTTAAGCCTGTATGCCGCCACGAATCGGTTTTTCCGCACCTCATCGCCCAAAACATAGCTACCGCCAGATTCCAACACTAACGCCTGGCCTTTTCGGGGCGTAATTTCGGATAGAAGGAACTCGGCGACCTGTTCCCGGACGTGTGAGATAGACTCATAGCCGACCAACTCGACGACTTCCTCTTTCACGATGGCGTTACAGTCAACGCCGGCCAGAGCGCCAGGCTCCGCGCGATGCGCAAAGACATCAGCAATCATTTGGCCGGCGTCGTCTGGAAAGCCCATCAGTCGTCGTCGCCAACGCTGACCTCTGGCGCCGCTGGCTTAGGAACAACCGGTTCCAGAGCCTGCTCGCGTTTACTTACCCACGCTTCGCTCGCCTCAAATTCGGTGCCGGCGGGGATTACATGACGCCCTTTTTGATCGATGTCGACGATGCGATGCTTAGCCTTCACCTTGACCTTTTTTGCAGCCATAGTGTTCTCCAATAATTGAGTTTGGTTAGGATTTCAGCGACGAGAAAGGGAGGGGAGCCGCCTTATAGTACTTTGATTTTTGCTGTTCCGTTGATGCGCTTCGGCACAGTCAGAGGAGAGCTTTGTGTCATGAGATATTCAAGGGGAGGATCTTTTTCAGGCCAGTTCTTCGGAAAATACCGCGCCGGCATATATCCCGCCTCACCGTCAAGAATAGCCCCAAACGCCTGAACACCTTCCACTGCCATTGAAACCAGGATAATTTCGTCGTCAGGGATGTACAGTTGTTGCGTTCCGCTCTCGTCTGTGTAATAGCCTTGATAGCTCCAAACTTCTGGGCCTGCAGACCCCAAACGGCCTTTGTAATCAGCCAAATTAACAGTTGGAGCAGTCTCAAGCTGAGTGGAGCTACCACGGCGGGTTTCCATGAGTTCCTTGATGTCTGCGTGCTTCATAAACGCGTTAATAGCTCCACGCCCACCAATCACGTAGTTGCACGGCGCTTTCATGAGCGCAAAAATATCTTCCAGATCCTCTTTGGGTGTGGACGTGCTCTGATCCCAAGCAGCCGCCCCACCGGATACATCCACCGTCAAGTTAGGGTCGCGTCCAAAATCAACGACTGATGTCGGATACTTCTCGCCTGATACAATGATCTGACCAGTACGCAAAGCAGAAGCCGCCATCCACTCCATACGCCGATCAATTGAATCCATTTGGCTATTTAAAATGTCAGCTCGAATGGCGTTCATTCGTTGGGCTGGCGTTAAAGTTCCGCCAATAGGCTCTCCCGCTCGACGCTTCAACGGGCGGTTTGGCAGTACAGGTGTTTTAGGTTTGATGTAGGCTGCCTTGAATTTTTTCAGAGTTGATCCGCGCTCTTTCATCACCTGCCCAGCTACAAGAGGGCTGACGAATGGAGCAATGCGGACGTCTTCATCAATGGCGTCGAAGTCGATCTCATCCGTATCGAACATTATTTCTTCGGTGAAAAACAAGCTCAACAGAAACGGAATATTCCGGTCCATTTCCTGCATTACCGAAAGGAGCGTTGAAGTTTCATAGCTCATTAATTTGTCTCCAAAACTGTTTATCTATCAGGACAGCGTTGCTTCCGCCGTCGAGTTAATAGGCTGTTTTCAATGTGATCGGCGTTTTATCAAACGCCGCCGCTTTTTGGAGATCGGTATAACCCGCGCCCCAGGTCAAAGCCGCTTGATCAAAATCGCCGCCGGTGTAATAAGCACACGTTGCGGCACCGGAAGTTGCGTCTACGTCAAAACCCAGGATGCCGATAGGCACCTCAGAGCCGTCTCCGGCCGCCGCAGCGGCCATTTTTAGCTCACCCGTTGCCGTTACGCGGCCCACAACAGTCCCGCGCGTCCGATTCTCACCGCTTGCAAGGATGCCTGACGCGGTCGAAACCAGTCCGCCAAGCAACAGGGTGTCCGGTGTATAGACTTCAGTCTCTGATCCTGCATGATCCATGTACTATGCCCTCTCGTTAATGGTTTGCATTCGCTACGGTTACGCGCTGCGCTTGGCTTTACCTGTCGCCGCTCGGAAATCAGACAGGATGGTTGCAGCTTCGTCCTGCTTGTCGCCTGTAGGATTTGATGTGTCCGCGCCAACTTTCGGCTGCTCAGTATTGCCCATCGCTGCATCAAGCAGCCCTTGCGGTACACTCCCGGACGCCGCAGTTTTCGGCGCCTTATCGAGCGCCGCTGACGCTTGATCTGCTGGCATGCTGGTTTCAAATGCGAAGTATTCGGCCAGCTCGCGACGTTCTGCGGCGGCCTCGCTTTGTAGGATTGATTTAATCCGTCCACGCTCCTCAGTAGCAGCTTGTGCGCGCTCTTTGGCAACGTCGGCGACGGGTTGCGTTTGTTCGGTTGTCATGTAAACGACCCCTTTATTACTGTTGGTGGTTTTCAAGTACTCACTGAAGATGCCGACGGCTTCGTGACCGTTGACGATTTCGTGCGCAAAGCCGACATCGATCGCTGCCTGCCCACGGTATACTTGGGCCTCGGTAGACATTACCGCCTCGATCGATAGCCCGGTGTTGGTTGCGACTATCCCCGCGAACTGTTCGCGGAGCGTGTGCATCTCTGCCTGAAAACGAGATAGCGTTTCCTCCGGCAAGTCTTCGTAGGGATTGCCCTCTGCCTTGTACTTACCGGAATAGATCAGCGTGACTTTACGCCCCATGGCCGCAAGCTCTTCCTGCCGGCTGACGTGAGCCATGATCACGCCCACGCTACCGGCGACGCCTGATTGCGTGATCAGTCGGCGGCTGGTGGCGCTTGCGATCGCGAAACATGCGCTGCAGGCCATGTCATAAGTAAGCGACCAGATAGGCTTTTGCTTCGCATAAGCGGCGATCATGGCCGTTGTGTCAAAGCATCCAGCGACCTCACCGCCAGGTGAATCCATATCAAGCAATATTCCCCTTACTTCAGGGTCGCCGACCGCATCGTTAATACGTGCAATCAAACCGTCGTAACCGGTCATGCCGCTGGTCGGGCGCAGATAGCCGAATTTATGAACCAAGGTGCCCGACACAGGCACGATCGCGACCCCATCCACAACTTGGTATGGGCGTTCACGCGCTCGGTTTGGTCCATAACTGGCGGCCTTGGAACGCATTTTTTCGCCCAAGATCACCTCACCGTCTGGGGCTTTGATTTCGACGATATCCAGGCGACTACTCAGCGCAGAAAAGAAGGTCTTTGCGTAAGCAGGTTCGACCGCCAAGGGAGTGTTGAATACCCGGCTGGCTAAGTTCGCGTAATTCGTATTTGCTGGCATGGTGACTCCATAAAAAAACCCGCCGGCGGCGGGTCTGTTTCTAGGCGGCTTCGCGTTCGTCCGGAGCCATGTTGGTTACTCGCATCCAGGACGGCGGAGGCAATCCAGCCTCTTGGCGTTCGCGGACCTCTCGGATCTGTTGCTGGAATATTTCCTGATAGTCTTCGCCCATCAGCGCCAGCTCTTTTTCGTAGGTCGACAAACCGCTGTCGATTCGCAGGACCGCTTCTTTCACTTCCTTCAATCCGTCAATCGCGACACGGCCTGAACCGATCCAAGCACAGTTACACCAGGACGCTTTCCCATCGTAGAAGGATTTCGCGCCCTTCGGCGGTACGATCACACCACGGCTGAAGGCTTCTTCAAGCCACAACGCGAATATCTTTGTTGCAAACCGAGCGGCAATCACTTTCCGGCGCCCCATGAAGTAACGCCACCCGTCCAACATCGAGGCGCGAGCCGAACTATAAGTGGTTTTGCTATAGTCGCGCGCCAACGCCTCGAAAGGAACGTTCAAGCCCGCAGCAATCCAGCGCAAGATACTGGCTTCCAGTTCCGCAAACCCGTTGTCCGCGTTTGATGACGTCATCAGGTTAAGCTTTTCGCCTGGCATCAAGTGCGGGATTTTCACCCCATTCATGCGGATGTTCGCGCCGGCGTGGTAGTCCAGCATGGACATCATCCATTTCTGCAGGACATCTTCGCCGCCATCGCCGCCGATGATTTCAAAAGCCGCCGAGCTATCCATTTCGGATTCGATGACGGCGGCATACATGGCGTTAACGATGGCGTTTTGGAGCTTGGTGTGCTGGAGCTTGCCCAGCATGTGCATTTGCTCCATCACCGCCAAAAAGCGGTTTGCGCCACGGGTTTGACCGTCCTCGGTTGGCTCAAATACATGGAGAAACTGTTCGCGCCCCCAGCTTGTTTCGCGCGGGATCTCGCGCCAGGTACTGCCCATGCCATCGCCGAACATATAACCAGGCACAGAAGTGTCTCGAACGTTATACGACCTCGCCGCGCCGTACCGATCAACGTTAACGCCACCGCGTAGTCGGTTGGTGTCCATCAAATTATGAGGATTGCTCACGCGATGTGGCGTAATGGTTTTAATGCAGGTCTTGAACAGGCTGCCAGGCCGGTATTCCCATTCCGCCGAGGCCATTATTTCGCCCTTGGTCGTATGGGTCGCAATCCCTTCGCGAATCAGCATCGTAAAGGTGCGCTTGCGCTCCGCATCGAGGTAGCAATGCACGTCATCTTCAGCGTATTCCGTCCAAGCCTGCTCAACATCCCGCGCCAGGCTGGCCGCATCTTCTTCTGACATCCCTAGCCGTTGCCATCGTGGCTTGTATGACAAGCGGAATAGGTGACCAACGATGTTATCAACATGGAGTTGCACGCCGTTGGACGCAATGCCGTGATTCCGGGCGAGGTCATCAGCGCGCGCATTGCCCATTTTCAGAGTCGGTAGCAACGCAGCGTCGGCGGTTTGCGCCATCGGATTCCAATTGACCAACTGGTTGCCGAAGCCTGCGCCCGCGCCGGTATATACCGACGACATTGGCCGCCCTTGCGCGTCTAAAATTCGCACGCTGGTATCATTCATCCAGTTACCCCCGCAGGCCCGCGCCGGCTGCGCGTCGTCAGCCCGAGTTGTGACTCAAGATCTGCGATGTATGCGCGCAGCTTTGCTGCGTCCGCCGGCTTGTAGGTAGCACTATAGTTGTCGTGTTGGACCTGCACGACTGATTGCCCGGTCAGGAGCTTGTTTAACGCTGCGCGTGCGGCGTCTAAATCTGCTTGCGTAGCCATCAGGTAGCCCTCTGTCCTAATGATCCCCACCCTCCAGACTTACTCTCGCCTGCTTGCTTGACTGACACGCCAGCAGACGGCTTTTCATCCGGTTGGGTCGGTATGGTTATTGGTGATAGCAGGTCTACCTGCTTCAAATTCGCCTCAATATTGTCCCAATCGGCTGGCTTTTTGAGCTGTATTCGCAGCACTCTGGCTGCGTGAAGCGCGTAAACTTCGCAGTCCAACGCTTCGTTGCGGACACCCGCTTTCTTTTGCCAAACCTTTTTACCAAGTTGGCGCCGACTGGGCGCCTTAATCTCGCTTAGTACCTGCGCGTAATAGTCTGAGCGCACGTCTTTATAGTTGTGCATTCGACCAGGACCAATCCCGCTCAATTTCAGGCGCGCAGATATCAGGTCTTTCGCCTTTTGCGTACCGACGATATAGACCTGCAGGCCATATTTAGAGGCCTTTGTCTGGCTGTTCACGTCCACTTTGCGGGGAGGCGTGACAATCTCGCGATCACTGGCTTGCTTAGTGTTCTCCGAGTCGCCCTTGATCGCCATAATCTTCGCTCCGAGCTTTTTCCGACTCCGGACATAGTGGTAAACGGCGTCATTCGTGGCGCCGTCTGAACTATCAATGCCGGTTGCAGAGATTCGCAGGCCAGCGCCGGACGCATGCTCATAGACCCCGAATAAAAACGTATCCAGTTCTTTCCAAACTGCATCGTTTTTATCGGTACAAGCCGTTTGCGCAGCCAGCTCGCCCCAATAAACGAGGAAACTTTCTTCGCCTCGGCCCCACGCCCGAATGATGACAGCCAGACGATCATGTTGGACGTCAACGCCCATCGTCAGAATCAGTCCGCCGGTAGGTATGCTTTTCTCCGGATACTCCAGCGCCTTGGCTTCTAGTTCGTCCTCATTGGCCGAATCGGTTTCGTACTCATAAGACAAGCCCAAAGTGGAGTTGACGAAGACAATCATGTCCCCGTCGTCTCCCTGTTCTTTCTTGTGCTTCGCCTCCAAGTACTTCGTCAGAAGAATTGCAAACCGGGAGCCTGGGAAAGGCGCATACAGCTCGTTGATATAGAATCCGGCTGTCCCTGAAAAATCAGCCTCAGCAACCCATACGCCGTTTTTAACGTTCCGGTTCTTCTGGTTATCATTCCAGACGCAGGTGCAATGCGGACACACATAAAACGCTGACTCGGGAATAATCTTCCCAAAGACTTCATGGCTGCGGCTTTCGTCCTCATCCCATCTGACATTGTCCCAAGACAGTACATGAGACTCGCCGCACTCATGGCAAGGGATGTAAAACTTGCGCTGGTCACTGTTTTTGTAACTTTCATCAACGCGAGAAACGCCCTTGACCGTAGGCGTCCCCCCGAATATCACTTTCCGGCGATCGTAAGTCTTGGCCCTTTCTTCCAGCAGCTTAATTGAGTCGCCCTGGCCGAATACATTCGTGTTGCAGTCGTCCGGTTCTTCAACCGCCACCACCGGGGCTGATGTCGACTTGACGTTATCCGGAGCGTTCGATGCCACCAACGACAAAAACCCGCCGGGGAAGTTCTTCTGATCTTGGCGGTTGCCGGCCTTTCGACTGGTTGTAACGTCCACCAGATCCCGCAGCACAGGAGTAGCGGTGATCATCGGGTTGAACTTTTGATCCAAGTACTTTTTGATCGTTTTTTCTTTCGGAAAAAGCAACACAATAGGACAAGGATCGGTGTGGATTCGTCGCCCAAGATAGTTATTCCAGAACCCATCAGTGTAGGCGACCTGAGCTGATTTCTTTACAACCAGCTTTTTCACGCGAGGATCGTCGACCGCGTCCATGATGCCTTCAATCCATGGCGTTAGACGGGTGTTATATTTCCCCGGGCGGGCTGACTGTTCTTTCGCAAGCCAACGATACTTATTCGCCCAATCCTTCGTCGTCATCTTCTCCGGCGGCTGGAACTTCTTCAGCGCGTTCGCTATCACCCTCCGCGTATTGATCACCAAGTGCCGCCAGGTGAGTGAGCGCCTGTCTAGAATGTTCGTCGAGTATGTCTGGTTCAACATCTATATCGTAACGAGCATCCAATTCGGTTTTTAAAATGTGATTGCTATCAAGCAAGGTTGTTTTGATAGCGGTGACGACCTGTTCAAGAAGCGCCTCCAGCTCACTTGCGGGCACCAGTTCCCCGAGGTCACGACCTAGAGCCAGGGTTTCCCGCTCCGCCCTGATGCGATCCAATCTGTCTCGGGCTGATTCGAATTTCGCTCCGGATAACGCCCGATCCTTCAGAAAATTGAAAACGGCAACCGTGTCGTATTGATTCGAAGCCCCCCGCCCTGCATCCAACACAATCGGAAAGTCGGGGTCTTTTTGATACTGGGTGAAGGTCCGCTCGCTGATGCCGAAAATGTCAGCAAGTTGTTTCTTGTTTACCTTCACAACGCCCCCGAAATAAAAGGAAGGAAGGCTAAGGCCATCCTAAATCTGCAAAAAACGCGGACTCTACGCACCCTCATAGGGGGCCGGCCGGGGAAGGACCCGCAGCCCCTTGGGCGGCTAGCCGCTGACGTAAAACCGCGTTTGACCCGAGATATTCACCCCGCGCACGGCCGTCGCCTTGGAAGTGATCTCCAGATCATCCGGCGTGGCGCTCACATCACCATGAGGCCAGGACCGCGCAAAGGGTGCTCCACTTTCGATCCAGCTTATCGGTGCAGTGGTGTATTCAACACGACCTTGCGCGCCAACTCCTATCTCCATGCCGACCAGAAACCCGTCATGGCCTGGGGGAAGCAACACCCATTCACCATTGCCAGCTTCCGTTAGCGTTTCTTCGAAGTAATAGCGCTGCTGTCGAACTTGGCGCTTTGCCCAATTGGTATCACTTAAATCTACTGGCAACTCAATCATGCGACCTCCCGAAATACAGGCCTGAATATGTCTTTGAACACTGGCCCCATAATGGAGTCCACCTCCAACGAACCGTCTTCTCCCACGGTGAGAGTGACAGTCCACGACGCAGTCGTACCGTCGTCATAGATTTTCTGGAATGTAACCTGAAACGTTGTCCCCGCCGGCGTCCCTTCCTCGGCCTCCACCACATCGTTAACGTCCAACACAATGTTGGCTGTAGTAATCGCCGACACACCATCCTTAAAAACCAGATCATAAGTCGCAGTGGTATCAGCAAGCGGAAACGCCGGCGGCTCAAACCACGGATTATTTCCGCCACCCTGACCAGCGGCGAACGAATTGTCATCAGCATTAGTTCCCGGCGCGGGAAACTGCGCCGTGTGCGTCTGCGTGTGCGCAACTCCCGCTAATGTTGCTGACTCACTGGCCCCAGATAACACCAAATCCACTGCCGAGGTTGGAGCGTCACCAGGTGATCTGTAGTCGACTGTGCCGTCCAAATTGTCAGTTACGTCAAGCAAAGCGTACTGTGTTGATCCAGCGTCCGGGGTCAGATAACCGCTTGTAATAGTTTCGCTGAAATCGGTAACGTTGGCCGTCTCATCACCATACTGGGTTGACGCATTACCGCCTACCAAGCCACTTATAGAAGGGCTTGGCGTTGAGCTTAAAGTGACGATCGCCCAAGCCGCCAAACGGTCAGGATCTTCCGAGTCCCGAACCCACACGCCCACACCCGAATTACAAACCGAAGAGGTGACGACATCACTCGGATGCTTAGCAGCGTTTAGGTTGGTGTTGCTCGTCCCAGGTATTGCACCAGCAACAATCGCACAAAAGCTGCCTGCTCCTGCCGGCTCCACATAGGGAGTTATAGCACCACCATAAACCGCGCCAGCGGTTGAAATAGTCGGGATATCAATATATCTGACGGGGCTCGCGCCAACTTGCGGAAGCTTGTCAGCAGCACAAATATACAAGCCTATCCTGCCGTTTGATGTGCCTGACGCTGCCTTTAAAGCTGCATAGATCTCGTCGACCGAATCCCCCGGATTGAGAAAAAACACGTCGCCGACGGCCATGGATTGAGCTTTGCCGGCCTGGATGAACAGCACCGATGCAAACGACTCGTTGTGATAGCCATACTCAGGCATTACAAATCCCCCGGCGGAATATCAGACGGCGCTTGGATACCCACAAAAACCTCTGTCAGGTAATAGTCCTGATCTACTTTTGCACCGCCGCCGTTTTTGGCCCCGCCAAAGTAAATGGAGGTCAAGCCAGGCCACTGCGGATCAAATGACACAATCTGCGTATCGTTGCTGTAGACCAGCTCAATAGCGCCGCCGTCGGTAACGTTCTTTTTCCAAACCTTCACAACACCATCAGAAGCGCCAAGCGCAGAAGCCTCTTGGATACACGCGGTATACTCGATCAGCTTGCCGGCGTCCGTGCTGGGGTCTATCAAGTACGCAAACGAGCCATCCGAATTATTGCGGTGAGACTGATCTGTATTAGCCCCCGCATACTGAGCGGCCGCGTTGTTGCTTACAACGTCGGCAGTGGCGGCGGTATCTAAATTGGTAATGGTGACACCAACGCCCCACTCCGCCGCATCTGTTGGGCTTTGCATAACATCGACCCATATTGTCGACGTCTCGGTGTCTACATACCGGACAAACGCTGTCGCATCGACGCCGCCTTGGATTGTGTCGCCTGGATTCCAATCAGGCGCATCTGGAGCAATATCCAAAGTAATGCTGCGGTATGACCCGCCAGTCTGATGACACTTAACGATGCTGGTCCCGGCAACAGGGTTATCCTGATATGGATCGGCGTTGACCTCCAAGCCAAAACCGTGCTGCGAGTATTCGCGCTCCCAAGCGGTTAACCATTTGTGATTATTGCCTGGTGTGCTGTAGCTGGTGATCCCCGCACTCTGCGCGGTAGTTAAATTTTGAAGGGTGTGCCCTGACCCAAAGTCAGCCGACGAATACAGCGCTGACGGGCGATCAATAACAACCCTGTTTGCTCCTTCGTCTATGTGGTAGATCGTGGCTGTTGTTCCGGCGTCGCCCTGCACCGTATCGCCAATATTCCAATTAGGCGCGGACGGCGCTGCGTCAATGATTAGCACCGCCAAATTACGGTGATAGTAATCACTTGGAATGCGGACACTCCAACGCACCCACAACGGAGCCCGGAAGCCATTAAGCCAGAGGTTAGCCTGTTGGGGCGAGCCGTTTGTGTAGTTGGTTCCCTGCTGCGTTAACTTGATACCGTTAAGGCCAGCATGCGGAGCCGGCAAGGCCTCCACCACATAATCAGTCTTCTGACTGGCGGCGACTCCGTTACCGTTTGCCCAATAGATTCCGTTTTCAGCATGCGAGCTGTCACCAGACGAAAAATCATCATGGAACAACCACCAGTCGCCACTCGGTGGCGGCGCTTCGGCCGCCAATAGACCGGTAATGGACCGGTTAGCCTCTAACTTGGCGTCCGGTATCACCCAAACCATTATTGCGCCCACTCCCGCAACGCCGACTTGTCCGCGTTACACATGCGCAAGGACGCAATCAACCGTTCGGTATAAACAACCAGGTCCGCATTCGTCGAACCAGTGAATGCGGGAATGTCGCACGGCTGCATTAAAACCTCGGGAGGAAACTGCTTAATTGTCTGCGTCTGAGTGATCAGCCGTGTCCGCGCGCAACCGGTTTGCAATGTCATCAGGCAGACGAGCGCGAGCCCACTCGCGATTGTTTTCATTCGCAAGCGTGACTTGGAGCGCATCACTATCAGCCCTCAATTGTTTTGCTATGGATTGCTGCGCCTGGTTTCGGCGGCTTATAACGTCATCCCTGCGTTTCATCTCCCGCGCCAGCTCATTGATTCGCGCCACGTCGGCGACGTGCTGGCTTTCGTACTGATCAACGGCGACCGTCAGCGTCTCGTTTTCCGCCTTCAGTGCTCTGTTCACGAAATAGAAATAAGCAATGGCCAGCGCCATCGCCAAGATGACACCCACCATTGCCTTTAAAATCATGCCTTACCTTTGACCTGCGCCGCCGCTTTGATAACCCATTCAACCGCCCGCAAGCCGCCTAACGACCCCAGTGCCCCAAACATAAGCATTTGCAGGTCAGACATGCCCTGCAGCGCCCCCGCTGCATAAAGCGCTACCGCTCCAATAGCGGTTAAAATCAGCTCACCCAAAAACTTTTTCCTGTCGAAAGGCTCCTGCGACACCAACGTGCGCGCAACGAAGCCCGCAACGAACAGCACCAGCACCGTCCAGAATTCTTTACTCGTCCATATCGATGAGGTTTCAGCAGCCCTTTGAGCTAACTCGCGTTCATCCGGCATTTTCATTTCCCATCACCGATTGAAGTACCATGCCCGGACGTCAAAACTCGGACATGCTTTATGGACACCTGGAAAGTCACGATGACCACGTAACTCACTGCCGGGGAACCGCGCCAACAAGCCAGCTAGAACAGTACGCAAGGCGTTCTTTTGCGCCTCTGTGAAGTTGTCTTCCGGGACTTCTTCGTCATCTACTCCGCCAATAAGACACACACCAACCGAGTCACCGTTATGACCGCGCACATGTGCGCCAACAGACATCAGGTCGCGACCGTTTTGCACAGTCCCGTCCCGCTTAATAACCAAGTGGTAACCAATATCCGACCACCCTTTATCCTTATGCCATGTGCGGATAGTCTCCGCGTCAACGTCCATTGATGCCGGCGTGGCCGAGCAATGCACCACCACAAATCGCGTTGCTTGTCGCTTCATGGTTTCTCCGGGCATAAAAAAACCCGGCTGAACCGGGTAATGTAAGGTTTATCTACACTATTGCTGAACGCAGTTGCGACAGCCTACGTGAAAAATACTAATTCTTGATCAAAACGGCGTCAACTCACTGTTTTTAAATAACTTTTTTAAACATTACCGTAAGAGTAACTAACGGCCTTTTAAGCCGCGCAACTGTTGAATGCGCCCTTAACTGTAGCAGTACAAACTATTTACTTTTCAACCAGCCCCGCCGCCGCTCTGAAGGCCGCCACGCACTCACCAAGCCATTCTTGCCTATTCATTCCTGGAGCGCGATCGCCAATAACGAAAAACTGATTCTGCCTCGCCCTGCCCTTTTCGCTACCGAGCGAACGCTCTTTAGACTTCACCTCTTTCCTAGAAATAACCAAACTAAACATGGTTTGCGTCACCGCTTGTTCACCCTCGCGCTTACACCAACGCTCATACACCTCGTACAAGTCGGTGGTGATACAACTCATGTATGGCGCTTCAAGCAGGCCCTCACGCCATTCAAGATAGAACTGCTCCACACCAGTCCGAACCTGTACGGCTGGGGTTTTGGTTTTATCCCTTCGAACGCGTGCAGACGCCGCAACCTTCTGGCCTTCACCGGCCATTTCATAAAATCGACGCAAAAGGTCTTTCCGGACTTGGTCCACCTCGGCGGTATTACGCATACAGCTCAATACATACATGGCATGGCGCTCGTTAAGCATCGCGAATTCCTCCGACGCCTCTTTGCCCGGCGGCACGCCAAACCACACCGTTCCCAACTCCTGCAAAAACTGAATGTGTCTTCGCACCAACCCGAGCACGATCGCATGCGCGCAATGCGCCGCTTCCGCGATCAGCAGCGTCGTGGTTACCGGGAGCCCCGTAGAAGTGATTTCAACCAAATTCGTCATCGCTTACCCCTGTTCATCCAGTTTATGCAATGAGGCCATGTAGGCCGCTTCATCGAAGTGCAGGAAGTCATTGGCGCGTTTGAGCAGCGCCTGGGCGTCTTCATCACTGACGCCCACGTCAACGGCCTTCATGGCCGCCGCCAGAAACTTTTCGAGTTCACAGAAAAAACCAACCACCTGGCCGCGCAGGGCGTCCCGTTCCGGCGTGCCATCGCGATCACACCCAAACATATCCAGCACCACATGCTGAAGATGGCCGCCATAATCGCGGCCCTGATCATTCACATGCTTGAGGTAGATGCGCGCCAGCGCCTCGCCGGTTTCCTGCCCTCCAAAGTAGCCACCACTCGGCGGCACGTTCCAATAACACAAACCAGAGCGCCGTTTGGCGAACCCCACGTATGGGAGCCGGCGAACCGGGAATTTTTCACGAGGCTTGAATTTAAGCGCTGCCGCGGCGGGATGATTAAACGCAGAGGGAGTACGAGAATAAGTTGCTTGAGTAGCCATGATGGCCTCCGTAGATTTTGTTGTCACACAAAATTCGCCTTGAGAAGGCGACCGGGAGGGTGACAACGGCTCTACGAGACCGCTTTGCCTATTCCCCTTGCGGGTATTGTATTCGGCAGAACTCCCGGCCATAAACTTGGCTGGCATGCGCCCGAAAAAATAGCTGGATAGAATCAACAGCCGTATTTCAGGCACAAAAAAACCGCATAACTGTCGGGTGCGGATAGCCGCGTAGATCAAGGTTGTCACGCCTCTTACCCTGTAATCTAGCGACCGTTCCGAACTCTGTCAACCAGCAGGTGCGTCGGCAAATGCGGTTGCAGCAGGCCCGACATGATGCATTCGCCCATCCGGAGCAGCTCCCTCGCCGCCCCATAGCTCCGCCCTAAGTCCCTGGCTATGACGCGGATCTCGCGCCGATCAATATAGGCCCACTTAATCGCCTTCCCTTCAAACGGCTGCACCCTGCTTAGAAGCGCCAGGGCTTTATCAACAATTAGCGCCTGATCGTCTGTAAGAAGCTCTGAGCCATCGTAGTCGTCCAAACAGGTTTCCACCCTCTCAAAACGTGGAAGAACGCCGCCAGCCCTCACCCAACGTCCGTAACGCACTAACCAGTCTCTTGTAACGTCTAACAGAATTGAATCAGTCATCTTTACCTCTTCAGTAACTCTTATTCGTTATTGGTATAAGTTTTATATTTTTTATTAAATGCCACAGGTTAATAGGTAAACGCCACAAGTTGAGGTTAAAACGCCACAGGTTATAAATTCTTATGTATATGTTTTTATTGCAATTAATTACTGCGCCACAAGTGCCACAGGCTTTACACGCGCACGTGAAGGAAAAATATTTTTTAAATTTTCCCTGAGTAATTTTAATCACGCGTACACGCCCGCGCGCGTAAACCTGTGGCACTTGTGGCGCAGCGTCATATATTATTGATTTAACTAATATTTCCAATTTTTAAACCTGTGGCATACTTGTGGCGTTTTACGGTCAACCTGTGGCGTTTACCTATTAACCTGTGGCGTTAAAATGCATCCTCTCTGTTCAAATCAGCTTCATTCCTGAATTTCACTACACAATCACCCAACCATTGCTGCTTGGTAACTCCCTTCTGTGGAGTATCAATAATGAAGAAATGCTGCTTTCGCACATTTATTGACGTTCCGGACATAAACCTTTCCAATGATTTCTTTTCCTTAACCGACAGCAGTAGAGAGAACTTTGTCTGCGTCAGCGATCGCTCGCCCTCTCTGCTGCACCATCGCTTATAGACCTCATACAGATCTGTCGTGATACAGCTCATATACGGAGCTTCCAGCAGACCATCACGCCAAGCCTGGTAGAACAGCTCAGTCCCGGATAAACCGAAGTGAATCAGCCTGGCCTTATCATCCGTCATCAGTGGCTTGGTGTGTTCATTAAAGCCCTTGGTGTTGTAGGCCAGCAGGTAGCCATAGAAGGCTTCAATACCGCCGTTTTCCATTTCATTACTGACAAGCTGCTGCAGGTGTTCCGGCAGCGTCGCCCGAGGCCACACCACCAGGAAACGCCGATCGCTAGGCTCCAAGGGGAACGGCTGAAACTCGTTACTGAGAAATATGCAGTTCATGTGGTTGGCTTCCTCCCAGCCCGACACGAACTTTTTCTCGATGCGCTGCGTCTTACCGGTAATCATGTGCTTGATGGTGCCAAGGTGCGCATATTTCTGGTCTCGGCTTAACACCTCTTCGAATACCGCGAACAACAACCGGTCCCGCCAATCGGTGTACTGGGATTCTAACTGATGCTGACCCAGCACCGCGGCATATTTACCATAGAGCTGCCGGCAGATATCGGCAAACAGAAGCGACTTGCCCGAGCCGTGAACATCAGAATGAAACATCAGCGCCGTGTCCATCTTCGCGCCGACATTTTGGATGGGATAGGCAAGCCACTTCATGACCCAGTCGACGACGTCCACGTCATCATTACACAGCCACTTGATCAACTCGCGGATAGAGTCGCAGCGCCAAAATTCCGATCTGGGCGACGGCTTATGCGGCAACCCTTCGAAAATGTTGATGTGTGTTTTGGGGTCCGCCGTCATCGTCGGATCAAACACCAGGCGATCAGAATCAACCTGGCGTCGTTGCGGATGCTTCAGCCACCAGTCGTAATCGTTCGGCATGGCCGCGCGAAGGTTTTCCAGCGGTATCCGATCCTTGCGCTCCGTGTCCCAGGCGTCCTTGGTTGGGTAAATGTACACGTAGCGCTGGAGTATACGGAGGTCGCCCCCCTCCCCCCCGTTTTGAATGGCGGCGACGTCGGCGCGGGTAATCACCCGCCGGCGCTCATGCTCTTTCCATTCGTTGTAAATCGACTTCCCAATCAGCTCGACAAACGCCGTCTTTTTGATCTCGCGGCGCTCCTGACAGTCCCAAAACTTAGTCTCGCCGGCGATGAGCGCATAGCGATTCAGCACTTGCTCCAGATCGATGCTGACCACTTCACCATTCGCGCGCGACTCTTCATCTAAAGGGGGTGCGGGGGAAGCGGCGGCCAAGTTAAATTCGGGGGTATTAAGAACGGCCGTCATTTGATGAGAGATAACATCAAGACCTCTGGCCAAATGCACATCGTTGTAGTCCAGCTTGGGAAAGTCCGGACGGAGGCATTCAGGCATGCTCTCAATGTCAGGAACGGTTGCAATAGCTCCCAACGCCTGTGCAGCAGCGATCGCCGCTGTTTTGCCCGGGTTATCCTCCGAACTGGCGTCATTGTCCCCGGCAATGATCAACTGCACGTCAGGGCGCAACTCTCGTATGGCCTGCGCCGCCGGCAGCAGATTGCCACAATCAAACGCCACCAGCACCGGCCACTCGGTCGCCATATGCAATGAGGCCCCTGTCGCGTACCCCTCGCAAACTATCAGCGGACAGCCCGGATCAACCTTTCCAATTAAATGCCCCGCCCCTTTCTTGGACGTGCCCGTGAGAAACTTCTTACCGCCTTCAGCGTTGATGAACTGCAGGCCGGTTAATACGTCGTCAGCGATACGTCGCACAGGCACAACGACCGAACCGCGCGTATACCTTACCCCAAAGCCGCCGACGCCCTTACTGGAGAGGTACGGAGAGGCGCCGGAAAGTGGGAGCCCTTCCCATATCTGCGCAGCTCTACGGCGAACCTCTTCCCGGCTCGCTTCCTCTTTCGCATCCATTTCCGCCCGCTGCTTTTCCAGGAAGGACTTGCGTACTTCGCGCAACTCATCCTTGGACATAGCGGGATCGCTGATGTCGAAATAGAGGGTTTTATCGTCTATGGATTGATTGCCGAAGCGGCCTTGATAGGACTCTTTGCCAGAGTCAGTCGTGATTTTAAAGCAGATATACCAGCCAGATTTTTTGCCTCGACGGCCTCCGTCGACAGGACAACGCACCAGGTCGCCGGACGTGTCCAGACTGTCAACAACCAGGCCGGCAGACCGAAACCGGTCTAACACCTCGTCAATGAGCACCCCTACCCCCTTTATGCAACGTGCGGTTGTGTTCTGTTCGTTTTTCGCACACAATGAAGCCCTCTTAAGTGAGAAATTAAAACCCGCTGACTGTCTTGCCGGACTCAGCGGGTTTTTTCGTTGTTACAGATACCCTCTGCGCTTCAGCGTCGCCGGATCAGCGCCGGCCGCAAGCATGACCTTCCGATCTTGATCCCCCAGCAGGCCATACGCTTTTTGCACCGCCCAACCTCGGATGGTGCGGAAGGATGAATAAAACGCACCTAAAATCATTGACGCCTCCGTCAACTGGGACTTTCTAAAGCGCTTGACTGACTCCAACTTGTAGACGAAGGGGTATAAACCATCGCCAGTCAAACGCTTTAAAAAGGCCCCGATGGGGCAAAGCAGGGATTCGTTCAGAGCCGACTATGAGCCTGCATCGGCAGTAATATCTCTTGAGATATGAGACAGGTGAAACCGTTTGGTAAGGCTTTCAACCCAGGGCCCCGATTCCACCAACCCCAAACGAGCCTTTAGCTGAAGGTTTTCATCTTGGAGCTTGGCAATACTGGTATTTAACTGTTCAATTACATCCAGCATGTCTGTATGCAGCTTCATATCGAGTTGGCTTTGTTCTTCCAATTCCTCGACCTCGTCCTGAAGCAAATTACAGATCAACACCAACTCTTTAATCCGCATATCCTTACGGTCTTCTGAGACAGCCTCAGTCTCACCCTGGGAAGCCGACAGTCTTAAGGCGGCGGCGTTATCAGTAATGTAATCGCTCATACCCTTTTCCTTATTTGGACGCAGGGGCCGGATTCGAACCGGCGGCCTCCGGGTTATGAGCCCGGCGATCTACCACTAATCTACCCTGCTTTAACTCAACTAAAGTGCTCCCGCGCGCACTTTCGGCAATAAAACTCACCGCAAAAAAAGCAACGAAACATAAACCGCATGGGCGCTTTGTTACCACAGTGACAAGCTATGGTTGGCTGCTTGCCTTTAGCCTGCACCCACTGCCCGTGAACAAACTCTCGTTTCTGCTCCAGCGTCTCTGTAACTTCTGACATAGCCTCCCCCTTAAAACCATTGAAAAGAGCGCCACCACGTTTTTAAGCGCCGCGAGTCCGGGCGTTCTCTAAACTGCGCGCTATGTGAAGTCTATTTTTCATGCCCGCGCTCTTTTCGATGGTTGCCGGGCTTTCACCGGCGGCCACTCCTTCCGGGGCGTCTGGCTGCGCATTCACCACACATGAGAGCGTTCCGCCAAGGCCCTTTCTCACCCAGTCACACAGCATCCCTACCCTGGCGGAGCGCTCTCATGTGTGAAGAAAAAACCGGCATCCTGCCGGAATCACACAAATCGAGCCCGGTTACCTTCGTCCGGGAGCCCTTGCGGGCGGGTTAGCCATCCAGTTGCGCCGGGTAGCGTTGGCGGCCCTGAATGGGGCGACCGCCTCGGCTGGGGGTATTTTTATGTACAAACGTACATATACCAGAGGTAGTTAAAACGCCGTCGGCTAACCACTACAGTTGTTCCCAATGGGAACTGAGACGTTTAAAATGCACTCTGGGGGTAGTTTCTCGGTATGAAAAAAGTCGGGGCGCAGGCTGCGCAACGAGATGTATTTTTCTGGCGTCAACTTCAGACTGAGCAAGTGCACGCGCCGTGCCTTGTGGGGACCAAGCGTTTTGAAGCCCATACTTGCCTGATACAAGTACTCTCCGCTCGTCGGAGTTAGGGCGCATAGATCGCTCACAACCTGTCGATCTGTCGAAGCAAGCCAGTCTTTCAAAGATAGCGCATCACTCATACCGATTAACCATCGTCAGCTTTTGAAACATTCAACGACTGTCAGAGTAGTGGAAAGTATTTCCGCTATCAAGCTGTTGTTAGGAATTTTTTGTCCAAACGACCGCTAAAGTGGCCAAGGCATGACAATGGGAACACTGAACATAAGCGAGATACGGCGGATCAATTTGAGGAAGATCGCCGAAAAACATGTGAGCGGGCATGACCGGAAAGGTTATCAAGCACTAACCAAGAAGATAGGGTGCCATCATTCCTACTTGTCTCAAATACTTAAAGAAAATCCTACAAAAGATATTGGACCAGGGTTTGCCCGGAAGGCTGAAAAAGCGTTAGGACTTGAACCACACTCTTTGGATACACCGCCATGGCTATCCAATCTTAAGGACAACATACCCGACCGCGAACAAAGCATCCAGGAAGGCATCATCAAGGTTGCGGAGACCTTTCTGATTACCACCACCCTCCCCGTAATGGAGGTTGTCAACGGCAATCTAAAGGAGACAGGACAAACCAGGCATATATTAGGCAACGCAAGCGATAGAGCATTTATCACTCATGCTATAGATAGGTCTATGGAACCCATCATTAACCAGCATCAGCTCATTGCTGTTGACCCTGCTTTACCACTAGAAGACGGCGTGATCTGCTTATATTGGGACGGAGGCGGCGCTGTTATGGGTAAGTATTTAGGCCGGAATGGCGGAGAAATACATCCTGCCAACGAAGACCGTTACCGCCCCATCTATTTAAACCAAGTCACCGGGGGAAAGTACTTAGGCAGGATATTCAAGCGGCTTGAGCAGGATTTTTAATCGAACTGTTACCAAAAAATAACAGGAAATCAGTAGTGAAACTGATGTCGATCACCTCGGAGATGGTCAAAAATCATACCATCCAGTCAGTAATCACGGAGATCCCGTGGCATGGCCTCTGATAGGTGTAGAGGGGACAATATAGTGAGATCTAAACGGGTTTTAGTAGTCGAAGACAACCCGGACGACATCGCGCTTATCAGGCGCGTATTGGACAGGAAGGACATCCACTGTCAGCTTGAGTTTGTCGACAACGGCGCCAAAGCGCTTTACCAGGTGCAACAGGCAAAATACGACCTGATCATATTGGACATAGGGCTCCCCATCGCCAACGGCTTTGAGGTTATGTCCGCCGTGCGCAAGCCTGGCGCAAATCAGCACACGCCTATTGTGATACTGACAGACAACGTGTCCGACGATCGCGCCAAGCAGTGCATGGCTGCAGGAGCCTCCAGCGTTGTTGATAAATCCAGTAACAACGTCACTGACTTTTACGGTCGAATCTACGCAATTTTTTCGTACTGGCTGACCGTAAATCATTGCCAACTTGCCAGATAAACCCATTCCATGGGCAGCTTTAGCCGCCCTCCTCACTTCAATAGACCCTTTGGATTAGACATTAATCACGGTATTTGGCCGCCCCAATAACGGCTAGAATTGGCTGACCTAGTTAGGGAATTAATCCCTAGTCACCTCCCTTAATATGGACTTTAAAGAATACCGATGTTTAAAAGCCGCTCACACGTTTCGACCGAATCCAAATATACGAAAATCCGCGCAGAAGTTATTGAAGCCGCCAACAAATTGGTCCCCGTACAATTTCAACCGGCCGTCACATATTCACTTATCACGCGGAAGGCACTTTTTGAGCAACGTTCTTGGCACGGCACTTATGGGCGCCGCGTTGACTGGGACTGGGAAAAGGATGATTACGGTTACAATCACTTCCTATATCAAGAGCCTAAGCGCTTTGAAATGGCTTTGTGGTGGCGCGAAATGAAGCTCTGCGCTCTCGCACTCGGTCAGCCTACATGGTCCGGCAGCAGATTAAGAGTAGACTTCATGGAAGCGGCGCCAGGGGATAACCCGCTTAAAGGGGAAATATTTAGATTCATTGAGCTTGCCGCTATACTGTACGCAAGACGGATTGACGCCCACGAAGTAAGGCTCATGAAGCCCGTTAACAGCGATGTAGTCAGTTACTATAACTCCCAGGGTTATCAGTATGACCGACGCGGGAACTTTTGTTACAAGGTGTTGAGATGACCCAGCGCAAGAAACCAGATCCTGATTCTGTCGATTTTGAAGAGGTGGTGCGCAAAATGCGCCAGGAAGTTGAAGAGATTTTCAGCGGCCCGGCTATGGAGAATGAACCTGAAATCCAGTTTGGTTCTGTAGACCTCCTTTACAAATCGGATTCAGAGCTTTTCCCTGACGACATAACCGAATACCGCCCAGAAGAAAAGAAGTTAAGGCTGGTAAAAACTAGCGCGCCAAGCAAGCAGGCTGACGACGATCAAGCCCAAGAATAGACACCATCACCGCCAATGAATAACGGGCGTTATCGCCCGTTTTCTTATTCTCCGCCCGCCGTACCTAGTCGAAAATCATCCACCAACCCCGCCAGCCGCTTAACGAAACCCGCGTCCATCATCATCAGCATGCGGACCAGGTATTGAAAATCGCCGTCACTATTCCAGCGCGCAAACAGGTCATCCTGCAGTAACTGCTGCCCCTTGTGCCGGCTCGGCCCCTGGACTCCCGCAAGAAACCAGATCGGCCACTGCTGGTAAAACACACACAACCGGGTCAGCTCCCCTAAGTCCGGCAGTTCAGACCGCTCGGTCAGCACCCACTTTGCATATTTAGACCGCTGCACACCGATAGCGTCAGCGACCTGCTGTTGCGTGTATCCATAGTAATCCTGCGCCTGGCGCAGTCTCAGTTTAAACCCTTCCCTGTCGAACTGAACGTCATCATGAAACAGTTCAGGGATCATTTTTTAACCCAATGTTATAGATCAGTACATTCCTATGGTACGACCACCGAGATTGTTAGGCCACGGAACATCCTCGGGTTTTGCAAAAATTTGAAATACCGTATAACAACGTTACGGAATTAATAGGAGTATTTACTTATGCCAAAGGACCGAAAGGAACTGATTAACGAAATCACAACCATCCTTCACAAACTGACCGATATCGGCCTGTCTGAAATCCACATTCTTTGCGAACGCCAGCTTGAAATCGAGCAGCTGGTAAACGCATTTCATCGCGACCAGGACGACGCTCAGGACTAATACCAGCTAGAAAAAAATAACAATCCTGTGGGGGCTCAGATGGAGTTGATTGAAATCGACTTTGTTCAGCAAGTCGTTGCCGTAAAAAGCGGCGACGACGTTTTGTTCATACCTATTACCGATCCCATAGCCGCAAATCTTCTTCCCGATCACGCCGTCATTTCATCTTTCATTATAGAAAATGACAATCAAAAATGACTTATAAATAGCCAAATTTAAATACCTTCCAATACTCTCACAGTCGTAACATTCCAATACAGTCACAGTATTGGAATGTCGCATGGATATTAACGACGCAATCAAAAACAGCAAAGTCGTTTTCGATGGCCACGGGAAATACACCCACAAGCAAGCCATCGTCATTCTGCTTTTGATCGCCCGGTATTCGACCGAGCGCATTGCTGCCGCCCTTGGCGTTGGTGTCCCCGCCGTTAAGCAACATCTGCAGGCCAGTATGCACAATGTCCGTGCAACAGACCGCACCGACCTGGTTGCCCAGCTATTCATTAACGGCTATCTGCGCCCTCGCGCAGAGACTTCCGAGCCCTCTATTCGTGGCGTAAAGCGCTGGATAACCCTTTCTATTGTCATTTTCTTGCTGTTCAGCCCAGCCGCAATGCGGACGCAACAACGCGCCGCACCCAGGCCCACACGCACTGCGCAGGTCCGAATACAGCGCTCCGGCGGCAGGCCTAAAGACTACCTATACACCAACGAATTAGTGGGGTGAGAAATGGTTAACAAAAGCTTGATCAACGGCAACACATACACCATGCAGGAAGCCGCCGGCATCCTTGACGTCAACGCGCATAAGCTGTTCGCGCACCTGCGAGACCAGCACATTCTGATCGACGGCAACATGCCTCACCCCACCTACATCCACCAAGGATATTTCAAAACCAAGCGTACGTATTGGACCCATTCTCACCTGGGAGAGCAGGAGTACGTCCGCCCGCTGGTAACCGAAAAAGGTTTGAGGTGGCTCGATGGAATCGTCAAGCAAGCGCCCGCGGGAGTGGGCCTTCGAAATTGCAGCACTCCGGACTACCGCGGAGCGTTCAGCGCTGCTGGCTGAAGCCCCGCCAGAGTGGCGGGAACTGATCAAAAAACATGTGGAGCTGGCGTTCATCAAGCGCCGGCTCAGCAAAGAACGGAGAAAAGGAACATGGGAATCTGGGTAGAAGTTGGCAACACATATACAGGCGAATGCCCTGGATGCAAAGAGACCGTCCAGATCGTTAATCGCAACCCCAACGACGACATCTGTTTTTGCCCGTACTGCGCAACCAGCTTGATGGACACCTGCCTGCTTTCCAGTATCGATGAAGGCATAGATCGCCTGGAGGGGATTATTAAACGCTGGCGCAGCCGCAACTGCGGCATTCGCCAGGTTCCAGACTGGAATTCAGAGACAGATCCTCTTTGCGTCAGCATCGAAATGCGCCGCGCAGCGCTCGAACTAGCCGAAGCCATTCTGCGTTCCGACTACAGCAAAAAATCCAACATTTAACGAGGTCACCATGCCCAGAGTCAGAACATCATTTCAAGTTGAAGGCGACCAGTTCACCGTTTGCCTGCTCTCGGGATGGCGGGATATTTACGACGCCATTGCCCACAACAATCATTCGGAGCTGCGCCGCGCCAAAGCCAGCCATCTGGACACCTTTCCAGACAACTGGCGCGAATTCGCTGCGGAGAGCATGCATTACTGCTTGGAAAAAGTGGATCTTGCCGAAGCTCGCCGGCGCCGCGACCGCATCGACAGCACTCTGGTTGCGCTCCATAAGACGCATCATGAGCGCCGCCTGCGCCTTGAAAAGATTGCCGGGGAGTTGGCCGCATCATGAGCAGACAACGCCCAAGCCATCCGCCAACAGCTTCCGGCTGCCGGCTTCAACTGCCACCGGACATGCGTCTGGTGGATCTCATAAAACTGGCCAATGCCGCCGGCAAGCGCGTGCGCTGGACGCCTGACGGACTCGGCCTTAAACCAGTACTGGAGCCCCACTCATGACCGCAGCAGCAGCCGTGTTAAGCATTGGCTTTTTTATCGTGTGCGCGCTGATCCTCGCCGCACTGGTTCTCCACCTTTACTGGCAGGACACCCCATGTCAGCGCCGCGTCGAGCACGACATCGTCGACGGCATTTATTACATCACTGACGTGTATCGCATCCCAATGCCAGGCGGCCTGGATATTACCGTGCGGTGGATCAGACATCAGATTCATCTAAACCGCTACAGCGACCACTTTCGCAAACTCGACGCCGCTGAGACGGAGAGTTAACCCAAGCGAGCACTTCGGCGTCCCTGCAGTACGCCTTTTTTAATCAGGAGCAATCATGCCTACCAACGTTCAAGAGTTTATTTCCGAGCTATACGGCGGCGTATTCGAAGAGAAAGTCGCCGCCGCTTTATCCGAGGTCGCTCTCGGCGTCGTCAACACCGGCAAAAAAGGCCGCGTCAGCATTGAGCTTAACATCGCCCAGGTCGCCAACAGCTACCAGGTCGAAATCAGCCACACGCTGACGTTCAAGCGGCCAACAGAACGCGGTGAAGTCGCCCAAAAGGACACCACCGAATCCATTATGCACGTCGGCAAGCGGGGCGATTTATCTGTCTTCCCCGAGAACCAGGCTGACATGTTCAACCCTAAAGACAAAGAGGCCAAATAACCCATGGATAGATCCGCTATCGAACTGATCCAACAGACCGCGATCGCCGCCGCTCAGGACATGAGCGCCACCAGCATTCCCACGGTTGTTCTTCCAGACAACCTGAGAATCCATTCGCTGGAACAGTATATGGACCATCCAGCCCGCTTTCGTGGGCGGTTTTCCACGCAAAGCATCGATGCCTTTGGCGAGTATTGCCAAAGCTTTGACGGAGCCCAAATTTTCGTTGATGGGAACGCCATGGACGCGGTCGCCATTTTTGATCTGGGCAATCCTGACATTCCAGGACACGCCGAACACACCGCAGTAGTGCAACTCAAAAAAACGGCTGAGTTTCAGGCGGTCGAAAAGATCGACGGAGCAAAGTTATCTCAACGAACTATGGCGGAGTGGCTGGAAGACTGGCGCCACAACATCGTTGTGTATGAGGAATCCCCCTTCGGCGAAGATGCTGAAAAACCCCTCCCCATTCATCAAGCAATCTCGCGCATCCGCAGCGTAACGATTAAACACGTTAGCGAACAAACGCAAGAGGAGAAGGAGTTCGCAAGCCAAAAAACAGCTCTGGAGCGCATCGAGGCGCAAAGCTCCGGCGGAAAGCTGTTCTGGGGTATCGCCTTCATCTGCGAGCCCTATTCAGAAATGGGCGAGCGCCCTATCTTCGCCCGGCTAACCGCCTGTCCAGGTCGCACCGAGGTCGAAATGATCCTCCGCATATCACGGCCCGAGGCGATCCAGACTGAAATCGCAACCGAATTCGCGGACATGATCACGCGCATTTTCGAGCCTATGAACACTGAAGTCATGAACTTCCCTGTCCACATGGGGACATTCACCACCCGGAAATAGCAACAGCCGCGCCCACGGAATGGGCCGCCAAGGGAGGCGCGAGCCATGACAAACAAGGTGCAATTGAATGTAGAGCTGGACCAGGAAACAGCAGAAGCGTTGGCCGACTACTGCCGCCGCTTTTGCTTCGCTGACCTGCGATCGCTCGCTGACGACGACGATCAAGCCTATCGCATGCGTAACGGCCTGTTGGAAATCCAACGCTGTCTGGCCACCGCCGAACACAACCCAGGTGACCTATGAGACTTTTACAACACATCGACCAGAAACTATGCCGAATAACGGCATATCGCAACAGCACCCAGGCAACCCGCCGGGAGCGCTGCCGGGAAATCGCTGGGAATTGGCTGGCAATGGACCCGCTATTTCTGGATACCGAAACCACGAATCTCGACGATACTGCCGAAGTGGTCGAAATCGCCGTGACTAACCGCCACGGGACCAAGCTGTTAAACACATTGGTTAAACCACAAGGCCCCATGTCGGCAGCGGCGCAGAATGTACACCAGATATCAGAGCTTGAGCTGAAAGGCGCGCCGAGCTGGCCGATCACCTACCCTCGCGTGTACAAGCTGCTCTACAAGCGCCCAGTCATCATTTTTAACGCCGATTTCGACGTGCGGATACTGCGTCAGACCTGTAATGCATGGGCGCTTCCACCTATTCCATTCACTCCACTCTGCGCGATGCGGCTTTACGCAGAGTTCCATGGTCAATGGAGTGAGAAAGGACAGTTTAAATACCAAAGCCAGGCGCGGGCGCTGGAGCAAATAGGACATCCGGCTGCGGCAACCAGCCTGCACCGGGCCGCCTACGACGCACAAATGACAAGCGAGATCATCTACACCATGGCGACCGGCATCAAGCCGTTACGCGCAGCATAAGGACGATATAGGCATGCCGAAGTCACGCAAAAACAAACGCGCAAAGCATAACAATCATTGGAAGCGTGCCCGCATGGTCTCCGACAACATCATCATGGAGACGCGGGAAAGCTGGTATGACATCGCCGGCGGCGGGCTGGAGCTTAAAGCCCGACACAAAAGCCACGGCATGCCCTTACGGTCTGTTGACATCGAGGCCATTAAAAAACTGATGCTCAATTGGCGCGTGCGCGTGCTGATCTACTGCAAAGCCCCAGACGGAACGCGCTACACCGAGGAGCGGGAACTGATAACCGCCGAGCGCTGCAAGCTTCCGGAGCTGGACGACTTTTTTAAGTCGCAAAAGAAGGATGCCCTGCAATCCGTCAATCACATGCACGTATTCGACACGGGTTTCATCGCCGAAACCCTCACCGACGCTGAACGTGACCGCCTCAGAAACCCAGAGGCGGCGTAGGAGCCAAACTATGCAAACATTACTAGAAAGCATACCCACCAACGGCGCCACAACGGCGGATCTGTACAGCAAGTGCGACTGGTTCGAAAGCCAGGAGCATTTGCTGAAGGAACTGAAAGCACTACAAGCTGCGGGAGCCGTCATCAAAGAAGGCAAGACTTGGAAGTCGGTATACCCTTTTGGCGAAGACTCAATCTCGGTTAAAAAACCGGAAGACTCCCGGACTACTGGCAAACCGTTGAACAAGGCGGCCGCCGATAAGGCGCTGAAAGCCCTTAAAACCAGGCTGTCACAACAGGTCATCGACAAGGAACTGAAACTTGACGTCCTGGACCAACTAAGCCGCCTACTGGACCCAGGCATTAGCCAAGTGCTGGACGCGATCGCTGATGACCTGCAGGGGGCTGCCTGATGAATATCAACCCTAAGCGCGGACCAGTTGATATCACATGCCCTTACTGCCTTTTGAGCATGAGACACAACCTTCTCATGTCTCCATATACTGAGCGGAAGCTTACCTATTGCGACGAAGAAGAAGGCGGATGCGGCAAGGCGTTTGTCATTGAATTTCGTTCAGAGGTTTCTATAAAAGCCACCTACCAACTGGTACTGCAGGAAACATCCTCAAACGCACCACACAGCGAAAGAGAGGATTAGATGTCCGTTATTCATTTTCAGTACAGACATAAGCCGCAGCTTGGCTTTCTGGATTGCCAGGGGGAACTTGTTGTGGATAACTTTGCGGGCGGCGGCGGGGCCTCCACTGGTATAGAGCAAGCTATTGGTAGATCTGTTGATATCGCGATTAACCACGACCCCGAAGCAATTGAACTCCACAAGCTCAATCACCCGCAGACAGAACACTACTGCGAATCAGTCTGGAATATTGATCCCCGCGAAGTTTGCAAAGGTCGCCCTGTAGGCTTGGCGTGGTTTTCGCCGGATTGCAAACACTTCAGCCGCGCAAAAGGCGGGAAGCCCGTAGAAAAGAACATACGGGGCTTAGCCTGGGTTGTTCTCAAGTGGGTTGGGACCGTCCGCCCCCGAGTTGTCTGCCTTGAAAACGTTGAGGAATTCACTACCTGGGGACCTATAGTCAACGGCCAGCCATGCCCAAAAAGAAAGGGTAAAACCTTTCAATCGTTTGTCCGGGCACTGGAGCGCAACGGCTATAAGGTTGAATGGCGTCAGTTACGAGCACATGAGTACGGAGCGCCAACAATACGAAAGCGGCTGTTTATGGTTGCCCGATGTGACGGACAGCCGATCATATGGCCAGCGCCCACCCATGGCGACCCACGCAAGCCAGACTTTAAAAAGACCAAGCTCCAGGCATGGAAGACGGCCGCCGAGATTATCGACTGGTCCATTCCCTGCCCTTCAATATTCGATAGGCCAAAGCCTTTGGCCGAAGCGACTATGCGCCGGATTGCAAAAGGGATTGAGCGATTTGTAATTAACAACCCGGAACCGTTCATTATTCCGATAGCGCACTATAACGGCAGTACACCAGTTCATGACATTATCACGCCCCTCCGCACTGTCACAGCCAACCCGAAAGGCGGAGCATTTGCCATTGTTGCACCGAGCATCATCAAAGTTAACCACGGTTACAACTATCTACGCGGACAGCAGGTCAGTGGACCTCTCCAAACAGTAACCAGTACGAATGGGTATGCTCTTGCAGTGCCCGTATTAACTCGCCAATTCGGGAACAGCGGCGCCAATAATGTAACCACCCCAGCAGGGACTACCACAGCAGGCGGTGGCGGGAAAACGCAACTTGTCGCTGCATTCCTCGCCAAACACTACAGCGGAGTAACTGGCGCCAGCTTGAACGTGCGGACAGTGACGACAGTTGACCATCATTCTTTAGTAACCAGCCACCTGATCAAGCTCCGCGGCACTTGCGCCCACGGACAGGCGACTGACGCGCCTGCTGCAACTATAACCGCCGCCGGCTGTCACCTGGGCGAAGTCCGAGCGTTTTTGATGAAGTACTACTCAGAGGGCGGGCAATGGTCTGTTTTGGATGAGCCATTACATACAGTCCCGACAAAGGACCGCATAGGGCTGGTTATGGTCCACGGCGAGGCTTACCAGATCGTAGATATCGGAATGCGCATGCTCCAACCACATGAGTTGTACGCTGCGCAGGGCTTCCCCGCCGACTACATTTATGACCGCCTGCCTGACGGCTCGAAGCTGTCTAAGGTCGCGCAGGTTCGCATGTGCGGAAACTCCGTTTGTCCGCCTGTTGCTGCGGCGATTGTCAGCGCCAACTACCAAGAACAATTTAACCTACAAAATGCGGTGACAATATGAACCATGACACTATTAATTCTATGCAAATTCAGGAACTACGCCGCGAACTGATCAGATCAACGAGGGAAAACGACAGGATCAAAAAAGAACTGTCCCGCACGCAAAGTGCGCTGTCGGCATTTAACCAGGGACAACAGCAACTCAACCTGACAATTCAACAGGTAGGCGAGCTGGCCGAATATTCTGGCTACAACATCAATTACTCAGACATTGGCGAAGATGAGCGCGAGCATTTTGTATGTATTGCTGACGGCCCCAGAGGCGGCGTCCTCGACGATGACGGAAAGGCCACGCACTACGCGCACATTATGTGGTTTGAGGAAATACCAGAAGAGGGATGCATTGGCCTGGGCGAACAGTTGCAAGAGCCGCCGCCAGTCCGGCTTTATAATCCCATCCACTTAAAGCGCAAGCTTTTCCAGTTTGACAGTTATCTGGCTTGGGCGGACACAGCCAAAAATTTGTATGCCAACTGCGGCGTCCACTATCACAACATCATTGCATTAGACGCCAATGGCATAGTTTGCCGCGCCGGCAATCAGTTTATGGCGGCGACAGTTAAAAAATCTTATCCGATAACTGTCTATGAGCTGGAGGGCTGATTGATGAAATTCTCAATGAACGGCTTTCGCCGGCAGCTCAGCGGCGACGTTGAGCGCCTTCGGAAATTGTCCCTCTCAGTTATCGTGGCCCCCGATGAATATGCAATAGAGGAATTTGTAGAAGCCCTAAATGAGGTTATCCAGAAAAGTAATGTCCTTAACTGCGTATACACGGAAGGCGATCCGGATTTTACGGACATGTCAGATTTAGAAGTCGAATATATAGAGCCTGGAGAGTACGCATGACCACTATTTATTACAGAGTGCCAAGCGAGTGCGAGGAAAGCACATACGAGTTAAGCACAGACCTCTCTCCCGCAAGCCTGAAGTACGGAAGGGTTTTAGGATCAATCGCAAAAGAGTGCGCAGAAGACTATTTCAACGATCACGATGGATGGGAATCAACATGGCCTCTCACCTTCACGTTACACCTTGCCGAAGATGGACCAATCATCGGTAAGTTTAATGTCGACATGGAGCAAGTGCCCGCGTTCTTTGCAACATCAATGGCGGAACAACAATGAACACGATGTTTCTACTACTCGCCGAATTCGAAACCAGCCAAATTCCACTGGTCGACGTCGCGGCAAAGTACTTCAACTTAACTACCCGTCGCGATGTCCAGCAACGCGCCAAGCTGCAAAAGTTCCCGTTCCCGGTCTATCGCGCCTCTAACTCCAACGCCGCAGAGTGGATCGTACACGCAAAGGACCTGGCGGAGTGGATCGACAAGGAACGGGAAACGGCCGTCACCCATTGGAAAAGTCTAAATGGTGCGGCGCTGCGGGGAGTAATGGCACGTCAGCGGGACGCAAGTTAG